AGTTTGAATTTGTTGATGAAATAAATGAAAACACAGAGCGTGGCGATGGAGGATTTGGGCACACTGGAATTAGTTAAACAAGAATTTGACGAAAATAGTAAAACATTGCATGTAACTGCATACTATAGGAAAATTGTTTCTTTAAGTTCAATAACGGTTACTATGAAAATAAAAAAGGACGGTGAGTAATCATCGTCCCTTTTCTTTATTTATTTGCCTATTATTATTTTCCGTTTAAAACCTTGCGTATTGATTCGGCTACAATTTGATTAAGTTTTGCTTCTGATATTCTTGGCCTTTCTTGTCCTTGTGCTTTCATTTGATTATAAGATTTTTGTGTAAATGTTTGGTTTGGCATGTAACTTTTTTTTGTCTTTGGTGCCATAGGCTTACCACCAGAAAGCATTCCTGAATTAGCTAAATCTTCATCTGACATATTATCGTATGCTTTGTTGTTTTGTCCATCACCTGCTGTGTTTCCACCACCTGCCGTGTTTCCGCCGCCTGCTGTGTTTCCGCCTCCATTATTAACAATTTGCTGTAAACTTGCAAGTTGTTTACTTAATGTTTGTATAGTTTGTTGCATTTGTGTTAAAGATTGTTGTTCGGTTTCAGTGTTGTTTGCTTGTCCTTGTCCTTGCGCTTGTCCACCCCATTGCTGTCCGAAGTTTTTTCCAAAATCTTTAAATCCATTTGCCGTTTTTCTTGCAAGCCATCCAAGACCTTTTCCGAGTGTCCCGCCAATTCCTTCATCTTCTGAAGATTCTCTTAATATTCTAATTGTGCTTTCAGCAATTAATGAATTTAATTGTTCTTCAGTTAATCTGTATTTCATAGTATAATAATTTTTCTTATATTATTTTTAAATAAATAGTTTAATACCATTAAAATTATTTGACTTTACTAATCTTTATTTTACTTTTAAAATAAAACATATGAAAAAGGAAAACACTGAAAATTATACATTAGAAGAGTTATTGAAACTTGAAAAGGCATCAAGACTTGTTTGTATGAAATATGAAAATTCAACAAAAAACTATGATGGCTCAATTGCAAATAATGATGAATACACATTATTTAAAAAATACAACGATTTTCATAATGAAATGTTATATGAGATTGAAAAAATATTAGATAATGAAATTAATGGCAAAAAATGAAAAAATTTTTTAAGAGCATATTAGTTGGAATAAAAATTTTTTGGTATTCGTTATTTTATGGAATGGAATCCGCAAATAAAATGATGACTAACCAAAATGGTGATATGTCTGATAATGGAATACATCAAAATGTTTCAAAGGGTGGTGTAATGGAAGATTTACTTGAGCAAAGAGTGACAAAGGAAGTTGAAGAACTTCGTGAAAAGCATTACAGAATCATAAAAGAGGCTGATAAATATGACTCATCAACAATAACTATGACATTTGATGAAGATGGTAATCCTGTGTTTTCAAATACGGGCCATATTTTAAAAAAGACATATGCTGATTTTATGAAGCATCCACCTGTTTATGAAACAAATGATACTCAATTAAGAACAATACAAGACAATAAAATTTTTGAAAAAGAGACTTCTATTGGAAACATACATGTGCCAAATGGATTATATGATTATGAAACAACACTTTCTGTAAAGCGTGGAGATATTTTGCCAAGAATAGAAATAGACAAATTTGTCACAAAAATAGTTGTAAGGCAAAAGCAGGATATTAATCGTGCATTTGTTGATTTTTATTTACCAACATCAGCAAGTCAATTTGGGAAAATTGATGCAATATTGGTTTCAAATCTATATACAATGTTTGAAACAAAAAATTATCGTTCAGACTTGACTGAATTTGAAGAAATTGAATGGTATTCAGACAAGGCTTGGAATTCTGATGATATGTGCTTGTTTAAGTATGATGACATTAATTTGGTTGATATAAATGTTTTTGATGGCAGTTTTGTATTCACATTTGATTGTCATATCGTTTCTGACGGAGAATCAATTGTGGAAAAATATATGACTGAAGAAATGGAAGAAAAATATAAAAATCTTGAGCCAAAAACAAACACTCTTGATTTAATGACTGGCCGTGGGTCTTTGGAAAGGAGAGATGAAAAATTAAAAGAAAAAGAAATAAATTTAGAAAATAAGATAATAAAATTATGAAAATAGCAATAGATTTAAATGATGTTGTTAGGGATTTTTCAAATAATTTTTTAAGATATTATGTTGAAAGATACAACCACGAGTTTGATTTGGAGGATTTTGAACTTTGGAGCAACAAATTAGATGCTGTATTTCCTTTTAATAGCGAAAATGCCTATTACAATTTTATGTATAATGACTACGCATTTGAATTGTTTGGAAAATGTGGAGTTTGTTCAAGAAAATTGGAAACTGAATTAAACGATTGGACAGAAAAGACGCTAAAAGATTTGGATTTTGATGAAAATATTGAAATAATGTTTGTTTCTCCAATGGAATATGGTTTATCAATTGGAAACACTTATTTCTTCTTGTCAAAATTAGGAACAAAAATTAGAGAGGCGTATTTTCCTAAAAATTCTGAAACAATTTGGAATAAGTGTGATGTTCTTATTACGGCAAATCCTGACCTTTTGGATTGTAAGCCTGATTGTGAAAAGCCAAAAATATCGGTAAAAATAAAAACTGACTACAACAAGGAATCAATATCTGATTTTGAATATTCTAGTTTTAGTTCTTTTTTAACAAATCCTGATAACACAAAAAAAATTGTTGAAGCGTATGAAAATTAAGTTTAAAGATAAGTATTTTAGTTTTTGTGGAAAAAAATATGCGTTAAATTTAGAAAAGCTAAAAGAGGTTTGTTTAACATCATCGAAAGATGACATTAATAAGGAATATGAAATTTCACAGGCATATGAAGCTGACGATGATGGAAATTTGGTGATTTCAAACAAGGTTGAGCATGAAACAAAGATTTATGGAAACCAACAAAATGATATGATAATCTATGATGTTGTTAAGGTTTTGGTTATTGCTTTGTTGGAAAATAACCAAGATGAAGAATCTTTTTCTCTTGATTTTGGCACTTGCTTAACAATGAACACGTTGATTAATTGGGGAATTTTAATTGAAGTTGAATAATAATTTAAAATAATATATAAAATGGCAGAAATGACAAAAGACGAAATGCTAAAGATTGTTAATGAAAGCATTTCAAAATTAGAGAATAAAAATTTTAAAGTGTTCTTTTTCGTTCTTGACACAAAAGGAAACCCATCTGGGGCTCTTGAATACATATATCAAACTGCGTTGAACTTGAAGAACGATGGATATGATGTTGCTATGTTACACCAAGAAAAGGAGTTTATTGGCGTTAATGGATGGCTTGGTGAGGAATATGGAAATTTGCCTCATTATAATATTGAAAAGGAAAATGTTGAAATTTCACCAAGTGATTTTTTGTTTATACCTGAGATTTTCGCAAATGTTATGTTGCAGACAAAGAAATTACCTTGCAAGAGGGTTATGATTGTACAGAATTATGATAATATCTGTGAATTTATGCCACCTGCGCAAAATCCTCTTAAATTGGGTATATCAGATGCTATTGTTACGACAAAGGAACAGGTGAAAAAACTTAATGAATATTTTCCTGGCTTAAAATGCCATGTTGTTTCACCATCAATCAAGAAAATGTTCAGAAATAACGATGGGCCAAGAAAACTTGTTGTGAATGTTTTATCAAAGGACCAAACAAAATTCAATCAAATAGTTAAGCCTTTCTATTGGAAGAATCCTGTATATCAATGGATTTCATTCAGGGATTTACGTGGACTTCCTCAAGAAACGTTCTGTGATGCTTTAAGAGAGTCAGCAATTACTATTTGGGTTGATGATGACACAAAATTTGGATATGATTTATTGGAGTCATTAAGGTGTGGAAACGTTGTACTTGCAAAAACTCCAAATCATCCGTCTGATTGGATGCTTGATGAAAATGGCGAATTGACTGAGAATGTTTTGTGGTTTGAAGACATTGAAGACATTCCGACAATTTTGTCTTCTGTTGTAAGAAGTTGGACGCTTGATTCAATTCCAGAAGAAATATATACTAACCAATCAAAATTTGATAATTTGTATTTAGAGGAAAATCAGCATAGTGAAATCGTTGATGAATATGTATACGGGCTATTCAAAAAGCGTTTGGATGATTTTAAGGAAGTTTTGGTTGATGTTGAAAATAATGTGTTTAAAACAAAAGACGAATAATGAAAGATTTAACAATTATTATACCTATCCCAAAATATAGCGAAAAGGTTGGGAAACTATTAAACAGAGCACTTGAAAGTTGTGGTGACACAAATAAAATATTAGTTGGAGAAGGTGTTACTGAATTTTTAGAAAACAATTCAGGACAAAATGATTTGAAGAATCTTGAAGTTATTGCAATGACGCAAGAATCTTCATATCAGCATAATGTCAATGTTGCAATTGACAATGTTAAGACAAAGTATTTTTCTGTTCTTGAATATGATGACTTTTATTCTAAGATATGGTTCGACAATGTTGAAAAATATATTGAATATGATACTGAAAACATTTCAGGATTTTTGCCGCTAACGGAAATCATAGAATATAACGAACAAGAAGAATCTTCAATGAATGTAATCGGATATTCAAATGAAGCATTTTGGGCATCTTCTTTCTCTGATGAAATTGGATTTTTAGATATTGAGTCTTTACAGAATTATTTGAGTTTTAATGTATCAGGCGCTGTATTTAAAACTAGTGATTTTATTTCTCTTGGAAAACTCAAAGAATCAATGAAACTTGTGTTTTGGTTTGAGTATTTGTTAAGGTCTTTGCATGAACAAAAGAGATTGTTTGTAATACCTAAAGTCGGATACTACCATTTTGTCGGAAGGGAAGACAGCATGACAGGTGAATATTCAAGGACAATCACAGAAAAAGAAGCCGATTGGTGGGTTGATTTGGCGAAGAAAGAATATTTTTTCAAAAAAGATAGAAATAAAGTGTACGAAGAATAATTTAACGATGCAAATAAAATGGGGTACAATGTGCCCCATTTTAAAACATCATCGGTAAGACCAGTTTGATTGGTGCGATTAGGAAAGTACATTTTTAAATGTAGAATTTGATGTTTTGCTGAGTTTTTAAAAGAAATTTAGCAGAAATGGCAAAAAGGGGAAGAAAACCAAAAGAAAGAAAAGGATATTTTTATGAAAACGAAGAAGAAGCAATAGTAAAATACATCAATGAAACAAATGTATTAGAAAAAAACAAGATATTCAATACTATTTTATATCCCGCATTGACTAAAATGATTGAATCAATCATAAGGAGATATAAATTATTTGTTCCTGATGAAGAATTTGAACAAAATTTTAGTGATACAATTTCATATTTGTTAACTAAAATAAATCACTTTAAGCCCGAAATATATTGTTATGACGAATTTACCGGAAACACGGACGGGATTGTGTTTTGTGATATGACGGAAAGCGAATTTAGGGAAAAAGTTAAAGGTGCTGAAGAAAGTGACCCTGAATATATACATGTTGATTTCGAGGATGATGAAGAAAACGATGAAAATAAAAATAATTTCAAAAAAGTTCTTCATAAATACAAAGCATATTCGTATTGTGGGACTGTTTGCAGAAATTATTTAATGTTTAAGTGCTCCCAATACACAAAGAAAAAATTAAGAAACTCTTCTTATGAAGATATATACGAGGATATTAATAATGATGAACGATTTTCCACGTATGAAGATAATTTTTCGGCACACGCCGAGAATTTAGTCTTTGGTATTACAAATGAAATCGAAAAAATGATTAATGAACGTGAAACAAATGGGTTAACCGACAATGAAGTAAAGGTTGGAAAATCTTTGATAACATTATTTAAGAATTGGGAAAGCGTATTGCCAAATGAAGGTAGCAAAAAGTTACAAAAATCATCAATACTTTATTATCTAAGAGAAGATACTATGATGACAACTAAGGAATTGAGGGATAATATGCGTAACTTTAAGAATGTGTATTACTTTTTGAAAGAAAAAGAAATCAAATAGATGTTCCGAAAATTACATAAAACTATTTATTGTATATATTAAAACTATGGAAACAAAAAGATATAAAGTAAGACTTAATTCTGCTGAAAAAATAGAAGAATTGTTACAAGAGATATATGACCAAGCGTGTAAACAGATTACTGAAATACAGAACGAAATAAACAAATTGGTCAATTCGACAAACCTTGGCGCTGATGGGTTTAGCATTGATGCGAAAGCTACATACGCCAAGGCTATTCATGATTTTATGGGTGATAAGGCAAAAGCGATTGCGGCAAAGTTTGAGGTTGCCAAGTTTATGGGTGAAATACTTAAACACAATGGAGATGCAAACGCTGCCGTAAACGATAAGAACTTCAAGAAGAGAACTTCGCTTAATCTTAACGAGATAAAAAGTATGCTTACAGAAGATAACGGAAACGATGGCTCTGTTACATATGACCTTAAAAAAAATTAAATAAAAAATGAATCAGACAGACAGAATTATAAGTAATATAGGCG